TTATTTACTTAACTTACCATTAATTTTTTTATTTGCTCGTTCTTCATCTCTTTTTCTCTTTCGCTCTTTTCGAATTGACTTTATAACTATTTCTACATTTATAAGTGCTAGTAAAAAATTCACAAAAACAAATATTACCAAAGTTACCTCAATTGCTAAAAAATAATTATTTACACTTGCAATTTCGGGTTTATTATAAATATATAATAAATTAAAAAAACATATTGCAATAGTTACACATGCCAATCCTATTCCATGTGATATTTTCTTGTATATTTTCTCCATGCAATCCATATCTTCTAAATATTCCAATAAGTCTTCTTTAAAAAACCCAAGAAGTAAAGACAACGAAGTGAATAAAAATCCTATAATAACAGTATTTATGGTTATAACATTAAATTGACTACGATATATTATTTCCAAATTAACTTTACTACCAAGAAATACAGTTCCTGCTATAAAAAGAATTGCAGATAAAACAACATTCATTCACTTTTTCCTCCTTATAAATATTATTTAGATATATATGTTTCTAGGTCATCCTTATTGTCAGTATACAAAGTATATATTCTATTATATACTTCTTTTCCTATTTCTTCTATTGTAAGTTTTTTAATTTCCCCATCTTCTCTTTTTATTGACGGTACGTCAATATAATATGTTACTTTTTCTTCAGTAAACGTATATGTTTTTGTATCTGACTTAGATGCTTTTCCTATTACTTTTAAGTTTTCTTTTATTTTTTGTGGTAATTTTGCAGATTCTTCCAATACATTTTTTATTTTTAATGCATTATCAGAAAGTGGTATTTTATTTTTTCCTTTCAATGTCACTTCAACTTCAAGTACATTTAAATCCCTCAGAGCTATTATCTGAGAATCTGTTAATTTTAATTTTTTCAAAAACTCTACATCAGGTTTTTCAAATTGATATACTAATTTTCCTAATCTATCTGCATTATTTGCATAGGCATTAATCATTTCTTCTGTCATTATATTAGCATAGTGTAATGATATATTTTTATATTTATCACTATTTTTCTCCATTAATCTATTTATTACATATGTAAATGCATTAACGCTAGGAGCAAATCTACCATATAATTCAGATGCTACTCCATTACTTAAATCTATTAATATATATGTACAAATTTCCAGATTATATTCATCTTGTTCTGATTTATCAATGATCTCTTTTCCCTCAAAGGTCTGAATATTTCTTTTCAATGCACCTTCTATATCCTTTTCTCTTCCTATTCTAAAAAACATATAATTACTATCAATTTCTATATCTTCAATCTTTTTTATATATTCTAATGATAAATAGTTATTATCATCATTACCTTTATATATTAAACATTTATTTGTATTTCCAATTAACTTCACCTCTTCAGATTTAAAAATTTCCTCAATTATATTTTTATAAACATCCATATTTAATTTTGTTTTATCATCTCTCATTCTACTAACATAACATCTTACTGACTTTTTACTCATATATTCCTCCATTATTATCACATTTTTAACCAATAATATGTTATAATAAATATAATTTAAATACTAATATTACAACAATGAACTCATAATCAATTGGTAATACTATGAGTTCTTTTTATTGGTTGCATTTACATAATACTACAGATTGTACACTTTTTCCATAATATTTTAACTATTCTATATTTTATTTAAAAGTTTTTATATAAATTTAGGCATAAAAATAAAAGCAGCACATAATAAATTAATCTCACATGCTGCCATTCTTTCATATACCAAATCTAATCATTAATCCTTGTACAAAACTAATTATAAAAGTTAATACAATAGGTAAACCAGTTAGTAATGATATTATTGCTATTTTTTTGCTTAACTTCTTTTGAATTAACATAACAATTCCTAATATAAAACTAATCCACGATAATATATATCCACAAATTAAAACAATTATATATGTATATTCACTCATAAATGAATATTTTGAATTAGGATTACTAAAATCAATTGGGAAAATAATATAATGAAATGTTGCCTCAATTAAACAAATTACTGTTAGTATGATAATTACCAACGAAATTTTCTCTAGTACTGTTTTATTTTTAAAATTCAAAGTTAATCCCCCCTTATTTTTACACACTAATCCATATTATACCATATTGTATATAAAACAAAAATAAGCCAGTAAGCTAGAAATTAATCTAACATACTAGCAAAAAATAAAGGCAGCACATAAGAAATAAATCTAATCATTAATCCTTGTACAAAACTACCTATACAATATTCGTAAAAAATAATGTTTCATTAAGTATCCACGTTTTTTAAACCAAAAAATAGCTTTCTATAATATATTAATTATAGAAAGCTATTAAATATTATCTTACCCAAGCTCCATTAGAATCTAATTTATATCCATTTATATATGTATCATGTGCCATTTCTCCACTCGGATACATATAATACCAATTATATCCATCATTTATCCAACCTGTTTTCATAACACCTTCATTTTCATCTGATATTGGATTTAAATAATACCAATTTCCATTAATATTTCGCCAACCTGTAACCATCTCACCATTATCATCTAAAAAATACCAATTCCCATTAGGAGAAAACCATTCTGAACTGGCCATTGAACCATCATTTTTTAAAAAATACCATTTTCCTAAATGATTAATCCACTTATTAGATTCCATAGCACCATCATCATTTATATAATAATATTTATCTCCAGTATAAATCCATTCACTTTTCACTTTATTTCCATCAGGATTATAGAAAGTCCAATTATTCGAAGATTCTATCCAGCCTTGCTTTTTATCTTCAACTTCTTTTTCTTCTTTAATTACTTTATCTTCTTTAATTTCAACTTTTTTATCTACGGCTTCAGTTTTTTCAGCTCTATTTGTGGAAGATGATCCCCCTCCGCCTCCACCACCAGTTCTTTTATATATAGCAGGAGATTTCTTAACACTATTCTCTTCTTGTACCAAATTAGGAATTTCTTCAATATCTTTATTACCCAAATTCTCTAATTGTTTTTTTAATTCCATTAATTCATTTCTTAAATTAATATCTTTATTCCCACTTTTCTTAAAAATTTGCAATTTATTTGTATATTTATTCATTAATTCCTGTAATTCTACTTGATCTATTCTTTTCTTTTTATCATCTACCTTTATTGGTAAATTAGGAATTTCCTTAATATTCTTATCTTCCAATTTATCTATTGGTTTTTCTAATCCAATTAATTCATTTCTTAGATTAATATCCTTATTTATATTATTTCTATCTTCATTATCTTTCTCTAAAACCACATTAACTTTTTCTAATGGATTTGCTTTCTTCCAATTATTGCATTCTTTTTCAACTTCATAAATTAATGCATCTATACTGTCTTCAAAGTATTTTATTTTTTCTTTGCTTAAATCATTATTATTATTAGATTTATTTAATTGTTGCTTTAAATTTTCTAGTGATTTTAATGGAAAATTTCTATTTTCAAAAATCACTTTTGCAGCTTTGCATTCGATTGCTGCTTTTGAATACCATTTTTCTAAATTTTCCTTATTATCAATTAATACACTTCTTTGATTTTGATTTAATGCATTTTCAGCTGTTTGTAATAATTTATCAAGTTCTTTTAATGATTCTAATCCATATCCTCTATTTGATTCAATAAGCCTTTCTGCTTTAGTTTTTTCTTCTTCTAAGGCTTCACGCTCTTCTTTAAATTCTACCTTCTTAGCAGATTCTAATTCAGTTTTATAATTATTTATAACATTAGTTAAATTATAGTTTATTCTCTCTAAGTCATTAATAAGTTCCATAACATAATTCTTTTCTGAATTGGTAATTTCAATATAAGCATAGCCATTTTTTTGAATTTGATTTTCATTATCTATCTGTTTCTTTAATAATTTTGCTAGCGCAGTTCTAATATTATTACAAGCAGATTTTATATTATTAATTTCATCTATTTTTTCTTGAATTAATACATTCAGATTACTTTTTTCTTGTAAACCAGTTCTTATATTTATCAATTTTTCATATATAGTATTTAAATTTTCGCTACTTCCACTATGTTGTAACTCAACATCAGACATAGATTCTAAAATAATTTCATCATATTCACTTAAAACATTTCTACAAGCCTTCAGATCAGTTATTTCTTTTCTATAAAATTCTTTCTTTTCTTCATTTTTCAAGGATTTTAATTCTGATTCAATTTTCCTAACTATCACCCTATAATCTCTATTAGTCATTGCATCAAATAATAAAGATTCAATATTTGATTCTATTTTAGCCTGTTGTTCATCTAAAGAAGAGTCTTTTAACACTTCTACTGCAGATGATGTTGTTTCTCTTATGGTTGCATCAGCTGATGCTAATTTTATTTCTGAATTTAAAATTTCCACTTTTTCATTTGTTTGTATGTTATCTACTGCAAAAGCATTAACATCAAATAAATTTGTTACCATTGATGTTGATTGAAAAATTGTAGTTGCAGTTAAAGCAATAACTGTTGATTTAGTATATCTTTTTCTAGACATTTTTTATTCATCTCCCCTATTTATAGTTTAGAATATTTCTTGTAATTCCCCTATAGTCTATAAATATAACAGTATTTTTTACATTTATAGACCTCATTTTCTATAATAAGGTATAATATACACTTTTGTCTATATACTTTTTTAATATTTCCATAAAACCAGTAAAATTCTTATTGTAAAATTTTTAAATAAGTTGAAGTTGCTTTTGCTAAATTAAATTCAAATGATAAAAAAATAGAGGATGTCCCCTTAAGTATTCAGACCAATAAATTGTTACTTGTATGTTGTATGAAGCTAAAAGTTTAAGAGAACTTGAGTATCCTATAGAACAATATTTTATTTTTAAAACATATCTTTTCTAATAAATCACAATAATAAAAATAGGGTAGCACATAATAAATTAATCTTATATGCTACCTTTACTGGTTTATATCATATTAAATTTTAGTAGCAACTCCATCTGAATCAAATCTATATCCATAAGCTACAGTATTGCATGCCATGGTTCCATTAGAATACAGTAAATAATCTTTGCTATCGTCTTTTATCCAGCCTGTCTGCATAGCTCCAGAATTACCAAAATAGTACCAGTTATTATCTATCTTCTGCCAACCTACTTGCATTGCACCATCAGCATTCATGTAGTACCATTTTCCATCAGTAAGCACCCATTCTGTTTTCATGGAACCATCATCACTACTGCCTAAATAGTACCAATTCCCTCCACAGCTATATTGCCATGAATAAAGCATATAGCCTTGAGCATTGAATAAGTACCACTTATTATCTATTTTCTCCCATCCATTAGATGTATAACTACCATCTATATGTTTGTACCACCAACCAGTATTATCAAGTATCCATTCACCTTTTGTAGTACAAACAACTTCTCCTGTTAACCCTAATACTATTTCTGTAGCAATTACTTCTGGTCCAAGTGTATTATATAAATTCACATCTGTGCTATCTACAAAGCATATTTCTATAAGCATAGCTGTTGCCTTTGGCCTTTTAACCATAGCCAAACTTAAGCCATCTTTTATTCCTCTGTTTCTAAATCCTAAGTTCGCAATATTATTTAATACATCTCTTGCCTGTGGTACTTCTTTAGCACCATATGTAAATACTTCTGTTCCAATTCCACCACCTGCATTAGCATGTATACTTACGCACATATCTACATTGTAATAATCTGCTTTAGTATAACGTTGATATAAGCTATCTTGAACGCTAGTGGCACTGTCTGGTCTTAATTCAATAACACTATGTCCTAATGCTTTTAATTTGCTTATAACAAAACTTCCTACAGAATTAATTATTGTTTCTTCTGCAATATTTCCTACTGCTCCACGATCTTTACCTACTCCATGTCCTAAATCTATTCCAAATTTCATATATAACACTTCCTTATTAAATTTATATTATATAATGTGAAAGAGTAACCTAACTGGCTACTCCTTTAATTAATCGTTTTTGCTTAACTGCTTTGCTGTCTGGTTAATTCCTACAGATATCCCCCAACAGCATATCCCCTGTAATATACCATTAACAATTACATCTAAAGCTATTTTATATTGAGCGTTTATTATACTTAGTAACACAGCAAAAGTAATTCCAAACAGCATAAGAATTATAGTAATATACTTATCTGGTACACTATTTAACTTCTTAAGAAATACTCCTACAACATAAATACATGCAATTAAAATTGCTAAGTGACTTGGCACATACTCCATTAAATTCATTTCCATGTTTACATTCCTCATTTCTATTATTTTATTAAGGCAAATAATATGCCTATTAATCCTGTTATAACTCCACCTATTGCAGTTCTAGAAATCCACTTAATAGTATCCTCTAAATCTGAAATTCTGTGATTTGCTACTTTAATTTTTTCATCCCAGTTTTCTGTATTTTTTCTAACAGTATTTCAATTCTCACTAACCTTTCTTTAATTTCTTGTATAGTCTCCTGCTCATTCATGTGTCACCTTCCTTTTCATATTTCCAAACGCTTGGATTTTTGAGCAAAATAAAAACACCTACTGGTGCTTAAACTTTTCTCCTATTAACCTTTTATTTGATTACATTCTACTCTGTTGTAACTGCTTCTTCTGTAGTAGTTTCTTTGTACTTTTCGTCTGCAAGCTGCATTAATTTTGTATATTCTTCTTGAGTAAGAACATTAAATGCAAAAAATACATTTAGCTTCTGTTCTACTTCTTCCTTTGTTGAATAATATTTGTTGTTAATTAAGTTTTCTAAAATTTTAGTCATTTTACATCTTCCTCTCTATTTTAATAAATTATTATAAGTTACATCCACTACAGCAGCCTGTGTTTTTAACAATTCCTGCTTTGTATTTTCTAATTCAATATTCTTTTCATTTAATTCTCTCTTAAGTTGTTCTTTTTCTTCTGTAGTTGCTTGTCTATCTACTGTTATACACTTTCTTGTGGATATATCTACTCCAATAATTTCTTTATTATCGGCTACATCTTCTACAATACAGTTATATTTCTCTAATGCATTTGTTTGTGTAAAAACTAAATTTCCTTTCGAATCATAAACTATTAATGTTTTCATGAATTATTACTCCTTTTTAAATCGCATACCAAGTATAAGTATAAGTTCCAGCAGACCAAGTATGAGATGAATCTCCATCTCCCAGATTAATTCCAGTGATAGCAACTGGATTTTCATCTGCATATTTGCTATAATACTTATCCCATACTATTGGCTTGAAAGTTCCACTAGTTTCACTTCTAAAGTTAACAAAATAGAATGAACTTCCAGAAGTGAATTTGCCCCAAATAACTCTAACAGTAGAAGGAACTTTTGCAGAGAAATCTACCAATATACGACTTTGTTTCTCTGTTAATGTTACAGACCCTGTTCCGCTAACAAAAGTACTTCCACCCAAACTTTGTATTGTAGCATTTCCACTTATTTTAATCCCATTAACCCAAGCACTATATCCAGCTAAAATTTGTGCAGCAGTTGCATTTGCTGGAGTTTGACTTGCTAAACTATTAGCTATAATTTGTCCACCAGCATAATAACCTTCCTGTAAATTAACAACTCCTCCACAATTTAAATTAGATGTCGGTGCACCTCTATTAACCATAGCACCATCTACTCGTCCATTATCACCTTCTCCATAATAACCAGCTAATAAATACTTAGGGATTAAGTTTCCACCACCTCCTTTACCCTGTAATATAAAATCCGAGCCATTATGACAGAGATTATAAGGAATATTAGCTTTCATATTTGTAACTACATTTCCATTGCTGTCCTTAATGGCTGCTGCTCCAGAATTATTTAAGTTTAAACTACAATTACCATTACTTGCTGTTCCAACAAATAGCGTACATCTTGTACCCTTTCCTACTGCTTTTATTCTTGCACTTGCTCCTATATAAGCATTTGTTCCTGTTGCTTCTACTATTGGATAACTATCACTTGTCAAATCATTCGATTTTTTAGTAAGTTCAGATATTTTATTATCTATACTTTTATTAATTTCCTTTTGATTACCGCCGCCTATAACTGTAAATGTTGTATTTGAATTAATAACAGCATAATCATAAGATAAGTTACTTAACTCAATAGTAACATTAGCTGCATTACCAATAGCCGCATTAATTTGATAATTCCAACTATATGCACCTTGACTTGCTGGCGCATAATAATCACCATATGTTCCTGCACTTCCATATGCATATAATATTTCTCCATCATCTGGATCTTCTGCATATAATCCGATTTCACAAATATATACAGCTTCAGTTACTTCGCTATTATTAATAGTAGCTGAAATTGTAGCTGTCTTTAATTCAGTGTTAGGGGTTATTGACTGTATTCCTATACTGAATTTAGGCTCAAGTAAAGCTAATAATGTTGCTGGATTTCTATTTTCAATCTGACCAGAACCAACCATAATTTTTGTAAAATTTAATTTAGTACCAGCTTGTGCCTTAGCATATAATATCTGTCCTTTATTGGTTATTGACATATTGTTAAATATTGCCATTTATTTTCCTCCTTCGCACCTTATTGTATTAATATTTATACCTTGTACAGTAATTCTAGAAATTTCTTTCATAGATATTAGTTCTACAGGATCAAATATCATATTAATAGTTGTTGTCTGCTGACTTGATACAACTATATATGAATACTTATTAAAATTTATAGGTGTTTTACCTATATAGTTAATTTTTACACCTTCAGGTTTTGGAACTATATAACCATGTTGAATTAAATCTTGCCTTATCTGATTAACATATCCGGTAACATAAGCTGTCATGCTCATATCTTGATTATCTTGTATTTGCAGGCCTATATCTTTAAATGTGTTATCCCATATTTCATATGCAGATTCTGTTTTTCCATCCCAGTTATTCATAGCAACCTTAGCTTTTAATACAAGTCTGTAGGTTTCATCATCCATTACAGGATTATGGTCATTCAAAGGCTGGAATGTTAACATACGTTTTCTTCCTATAGATTGACCAAGCATATCTAATTGAACTCCAAGCGCATTATCTAAATCAAAATCATTATCTATGTTTTTAGTCATAATATAAGCATGGTCTATAATAGTCAAACTACTACTTAACCATGCTATAAATTTTTTCTTATCTCTATGTTGAGATGTTACACTATTTAAATATTTATCTATCGCCATAAAATCACCTACAATACATTAGCAATAATATAATTAACATTACCTCGGCAAGTCTCATTAAACGCTAATTCAATATCATCAGTTGATTGAATTTTTCCATGTCTTGAAGCAGTAATTGAAGTTATAGAAAATGTCGGATTTGATAAATCAGACATAGCTTGAAGTGATACACCCCATAAAGATGAAACAACTAACTTCTTATTCTCGATTTTCATGCTATTTAAATATGATTCTATACTTTTTTTAATATTATCTGTAATAGCAGTTGTGTAATTATCTAAAGCCTTTATATTAACGGTCACATCAATATCTACATATTTAGCTCTATAAAATCCAATAGATGAAATTTGTCCTTTAGAATCAGTAACATCAATTCTAACATCTCCATTACTATAGCATCCTGGACCTTTATGAATATGTATTGCTCTTGCTATATCTTCATCTGTTCCACCTTCTACTACAACAGTAATTGAATGTGGTGGTAATCCAAGAGAATCAACTAAATTTGTATCATTTTCATACACATATGATCTTGTTACTCCATCAACTTTAGCTACAGCGCCAGAAGTTCCGTCTAAGATACTTCTGGATGGTTGAGCAGTACTATCCGATTGCCTCTTTCTCAATTTTAAATCATCTTCTTTTTTAGATCCTAAAGAACCATTTTCATAATTATATACACCATTCCAACCATAAGTAGGATTGTATATCCCTGTAAGGTCTCCAGGATTAGATACAATTGGACCTTCTATTTGGCATACTGCTTCTACTACTATCTTTCCAGTATCGGGAATTTTAACTGAAGCTGGCAAATCCCATTTAATATTACCTTTATCAACTACTATTCCATTTTTAATTTCTATGCCTGCAGTACCCATAACTGTAACATTACACTTACTATAAGTTGCTGCTTTTCTCTTAATACCATTAATTTTAACTATACTATCAAGTCCGGCCCCAATCGCTGAATTAGGAGCACGATTATTATATACCTGCTGTGCAACTTGAAATGCATCGTATATTTTTTCAGCTACTGTACATATATACTGATAATCTTGACTATCTTCTCCAAGATAAATATCCTGTCCAAATATATTTTTTGCATCATCTATCTGCTTATCTCTTATATCAATGTAGGTAGGCATATGAAATCCTGTTTCATCAATATACGGAGCAAAATAAGTCATATACACATCTCCTTTCTACATAGTCACTGTTACTTCTCCAAACTTTGTATTTACAACACAAGAAAAAGTATAAGTTCTATTTATATATTCACTTTTGAAACTTTGAATTGATTTTACATTTTCTGTTCCTATTATTCTTTCTTTTATAATAGAGTCAACAATATATAAATCCTCTTGGCTTCCATTAGCACCTATTATTTGTTCAAACAACGGTAGACCTTCTGAAGTATTTTCCCACCATTCACCTTTTAATAATTTTAAGCGTGTTTTTATTGCTTGTGCTACTGCATAAGTTCCATAAGTAAAATTCTGTTGTCCCTTACCAAATTGATAATCTCCATCTATATCTAACATTCTATATCTCATTTAAATTCCTCCTATTGGAGTTGATGTTGAAGAATCATTAAAGTTATGCTTATGCTCACTAAAACTAATTCCATTAATATTAACTTTTTGAGAGTTAATATTTATTTCATTATCCTTTAGTTCAATACAACTTGTCCCTGATTCATTTCTAAGTTGGCACGAATCTGTTGAATAATTTTGCAATACTCGTGGTTGAGACCATACTCCAAGTATTGCAAAACCATCACTTAAGTCATGCCTTCTATTTTCCAACTGATTTTGTACTCCTCCAAGTTCCCACCAAGAATCTATACACATATCACCAAATATAACTAAACACTCATCACCATGCTTTATAGGCATTGTAAGCGAATATCCTCCTGCACGTGGAACAACTATCGGAACATCTAGAAGTAACGGAATATCCGTCCAGTGCTTATTATATTCATAATCAGATATCTGTTCTCTTAATGCTAATTGAACAATTACTGTCTGTTCATTAGAATCAAATGATTGTATTATTCCAGGACATGCAACTCTTAAAGTACTTTTCCATCCATCTCCCATATTCCTATACAATTCACTTTTTGAATTACTTATTTCACTTAAATTTCTCACAAATAATCACTCCCTAATTTGATACTGATGCTATAGCTCCACCAAGTTGATCTATAGTTTCGAAATTTATATACCAGTCGTTTCCTCTTGTATCTCCTACATAATGCATACTTATTACCCTATAGATACCATCTTTATCTAATGCTCTGAATAATCCTTGTGAATCATATTCATCACTTCCTTTATCTGTATTCGAATTGCAAGTTGGAATATTCCCTCCATCCGCATCTATTAAACATTTAGGTCTTCCAAACTCAGGTTCACCATATAAAGCATGATAAGCTACTTGATCAGCAGGTGCTTTACCATCTCTGCCTCTTGCAGCATAAACATATCCGTCACCAGCATAAATAGCAATATGGTGACATTCATCACCTTTCCCCCAGAATACTAAATCACCTGGTTGTGCTTCAGACTGTGATATAAATTTCCCACCTTCATTTTTCACTTGATTATATTGCGGTCCTGTTATATCAACTATTGACAACCCGGCTACCTCATAGCAATGTTTCGCAAAACTAGAACAATCCCAGTATTTTATACCACCAACAGTTTGTCCCCTATATTCTTGACTATATTGGACGTTAGGATCATCACATATTTGTTTCGCTTCAGCAATAATTTTATTTCTAACCCCTGCAACTGATGTTGATATTCCACCAACTGGTGAAACACTAGAACCACTAAGTTCAATTCTTTTTGCTCTTACTAATTTATTATCTACATGAATGAGACTGTTAAGCTTTATCTGAGGATTTAATAAACACTTACCATTTATTCCATAAGTGCTTTGCTCTGGAGTTCCTATTAGTCCACTTTTTGAACTCAAATCAAATATTTCTCCTTCTGGTAAATCATCCATACTTATTAAATTTATACTTCCATCATCCATGTAAAATTGTAAGTCATTGCTTTTGGCTATCTGTCTATAGTAATCTGAAGCTTTACCAAATACCACTTTTCCCCTTGATAATTTCTGACCACTTAACTTTTGAGAAATACTTCCTAAGTCAACAGGATTAGTTACAACATTTGACATATGTTCTACTATGTCTCTCTGTGTTTGACCTCTTACAATAGAAAAATTGGCTATATCAAAGTTTATTGCTCTATCACTATCTAATGCTATTATTTCAAGTTTACAAGTAGTACCATCATCTCTACTATTAATACACTGAATTATGTCACCATCAAATATAAGTCCAAATTGTGATCCTTCATATCCCGCCTCTACAGTTATTCTCTTTCCACTTGCTATTATTGCATTTTCTGTTTTAACATTTAAATTATAAACTGTAATAACTGATAAATTAGGTTCCATCTGTATAGTTTTTGTTATATCAAATAGACAATGTAGTTGCGATATATCTAAAGCATTTCCTTGATTGTCCGATATAGTTAGCCTATATCTTCTACCAAAAAGTGCATCGCCTTCTTTTTCACTACCTTTTACGACTTCATAATTAGTGGCTTCAACTGTTATTGCCTCTGACTGGCTATTTGCGCTATCTACTCCAGTAACTCCTGTAAACTGTTGTAAGTACTTATTGGCAGATGATTGCCTTCTTTCAAGATGAGCTACTGCTGCATTTGGTCTTTCCCAGCAAAAACACATTGCTGCTGTAAGATCCTCTACACTCCCATCACCAGTAATAAATTTATTTCTAGATAAATAACCACTTTTATCAATCCATTCTAACGAAGCACCAGTATCACTTATTTCTCCTGTTAATTCAGCCCATAAAAAATTGAGTTGATGATTTATATCTGTACCATATCTTTCTAGTTTAGTACGTCTTTCATAGCTCCATTGGCATAAACCAAAACCTATGCCATTTCCTTGTTCTATTAATTTTTCATTAAATTCAGACTCTGCCTCTATATTACCCATAACAGCTGCACAACTTTTTTCTGGAAGTCCTTTACCTCTTAAGAATTTCCACACTGTTTCTTCTACATTCATTCATTATCACCCCATGCAAGAATAAACTTATCGCCAAGATTATATTCATTTGGTTTTGTATCCAATATATTAGTATCAGCTTTTACTATATAAGCAGAGCCGATATTAAGATAATCATATTGTTCAAGTATGTTACATCCACAAACAAGCGGAATTGAACATACTAAATAATTTTTATTTGAGTCTGATATATCCATTTGCCAACATTTTTGTTCTGTATTATATCTTAGAAAGAAAAACAGTTTTAATTTCTTTCCATTTACAGGAATAGTACTTGTAAAAGTCTGATTTGGTGATGGAGTTAATGGAATAATGTACATTAGTAACCTCCTTACCCTAATAACTTAGAAAGCAAACTTTCATCTGCTTCTTGCGCTTTCTGATCGCCTTCATTTGATTGCTCTGATTTTTGTGGTCTCTCTGATATTTTTACTGTTCTAACATTTGCAACAAGTATTTCCTTTAGAGTAACTGTAGCTTTTAATCCATGTGCTGTTTTCTTATCATCAGGAGCGCTTATGTTTTCAACTAGCATATTTTCATAAGTCCATAATCTAGTAACAATTTTAATAGGAAGCCTTTCTTCTTGAAGTTTTCTTAAAGTTTTATATGCACTTATTGAACGTGAATTATCTCCAGTAAAAGAATCAAATCCAGATATATTACTCATAACATCACTCATTCCAACTTCAAAAGTAACTTCCTGTGGCTCCATGTAAGCGTGATCAGCTACATTTGCACCGTCTTGAACCGGATGAGAAGTAATTGCTAAAGTACTGTCATGGTTAATATTCATATACGCATCAAATATAAATTTTCCAAGACTTGTATCTATATATGTCTTAACTATACCTTCTGCCATATTAATACACCCCTTGTAAACTTCTATTTGTTATCCCAGTGATATTCTTGTTAACTGCATTAGCTGTTGATTTTGAATCATTTCCACCGTACACATTAATTACATTTGAATTGCTTACAGTATTATGGCTATTTTTGGTTTCTGTTGTACTATTTGATACATTGCTATTATTTGAAGTAACATAGCTTTCGGAAACACTTGATTTATCTTCTCCGCTTACAAAACTTCTTACTTTATCACCTGCATCAGATATAAATTCTTTTGCATCATCTACCTTATTTGAAGCCCATCCTTTTACTTTATCCCATGTTTCTTTTGCTTTATCTTTTATTTTTTCAAATGTTTCCTTTGCCTTATCCCAATACTTATCCCATGGAAGTAAGGAAAGTCCACCAGTCAATATGGCTTTTATGGCTGTAATTATCCCTTTTATTATAGAACCAGCATTTTTGCATTTATCTTTTATTTTATCTAGAGCACTACCAATTACTGATTTTCCACCTCTAAAATAAGTCATCAAATCATCTATAACACCTATTACAAGTAAAATAGGACTTAAAATCATTAATATTGTAGAAATTATTATTTTAATAGCTCTTTTAATTGGTTCTGGAAGCTTATCAAATAAATCTCCTAATTTTCCGATTAACTTAAAAACATAAAAAATAGGTGTAGTCAATTTTATTACTACTGCAATAATTTTGCCTATAATAAGTATTATTCTTAGCAAAACTCCAATTACAGTGCCAATCGCCTTTGCTATACCTGGAATGCTATCTTTTAGCCAATCGTTAAAGCCTCTTGCACTATTCTTTATTTCATTTAATGGACCTGCACAATATTTTAATATATAGTTTCCTATCCACTGAAAAAACATACTTAACATCTGCTTAAATCTCTTAAATTCAAAACTTATATCTTGTACAATTTTAAGATTTTTATTAAATTCCGGCGAAAGCTTTAAATCCTTTGAATCCTGTCTTAATTGATTAAATTGTTTTAGAAGTGTAGGACTTAACCAAAGATCTTGCATACTTGCCCCTAAAGTTTTAAGAGACATATCAATTTCTTTTGCATTTTCTTTAGTTGTCCATAACTGTCTACTAAGCTTCTCATATCCTATGTCCTGATTAGCTAAATCATTTAGGTATGAAGTTACTTTACTTATAGCCTTAATTACAGCTATAGTTGCAGTTATTATTAATGCAAATGATGCAATTGTTGCTATAGAAAAACCTGTAATAGCCCCTCCACCTGTTGTTTTAAGACCACCTAAAGATTTAACTAAACTAGTTATTCCGTTATTAGATTCACTAGAAAACATATTAAATATATTTCGTAAATTATTTACCTGATCACCTGTATTATTAATATTTTCATTAGTTTCTCTTAAAAAATTCGTATTACTTATTATCTCTTTAGAATTATGATTAGTATTACTATTTTGTTTTTCAGTATTATTAGAATTAGATTCTGTTTGCAGATTATTTGCTTCTCTCATGTGTGATTTTAAATTAGAATATAGTTTAGTAATTGTACCTATATCTTTAATAATTCCTTTAAATGGTCCTCGCAGATTAGGGAATAGTTTTCCTATAGCTCCATTTGTATCACCAAATAATTTAAAAAGGTCTTTCAAAGAACTACCTGCTTCTGAAAAACCCTCACTACTGTTTTTTGCAAATTTATCTAATGTAGAACCAGCATCATTTATTGCACTTTCTGCATTTTGTAATGAGCTCTCATCTACATTAAAACCAATACCAACTAAGTACTGCTTTATCAAATCTAATGCCAAAGTTACACCTCCTTTTTAGCTGCATCGTAAGATCTCATCTTATTTTCATTAGACACAGACATCATTTCATGAATATCTAATAAATCATCAAGATCATATGTTCCATCCCAAAGTTCATGTTGATTCCAATGACCAGCCTCTACCGGAGCAAATAAAAAAGCATTTATATTTTTGAATTTTGCTGGAAGGAAGTCACATTCCCTAGCAGCGAAGTCAAGGGACTCCCTTCGAAAAAACCCATCACATTAAATGCTAATGATTGAATAGTGAGATTCGTAACTAATCCTAAATTGTCAGCAATATCATTTACTCCCCATTCACCACTTTTTTGTAAAACTGGTTGTGCACCCGCATTAAGCAACTCGTCTACTACCTTAAGGCAATTATCTTGAATATATGAAAATTCCTTTTCAGGCATTTCAAATACTGGTTCTAACATTTTTGTAAGATTTAATTTTTTCAATGAATCTAACGATAAATTTTCTAAATCTATTTTTTCAATATCTAAATTTTCTATTATTGAAGGAAGTAATTTCATTAACTTAAAAAGCATAAAACTTCCAGTTCTTGCATCCATTTTCTTCAAGATAAATTTTCTTCCGTTTATTTCAACATTCTTTGTTTTTTCTGGAATATTCATAATTTATCACTCCTAACTTTCAGTTATTTCAGCAGCCATTAATGGCCATGTTACAGATTTACCTTGTGCTTCGTATCCTCTATCTGCTATTTTCTGTGGCGATACTCCCGTACATATTGTTGTATCTCCTAAATTATTTGATTTAATTGTTATATTCATCGTTGCCCATTCAGATGCACTTGCCGTTTTAACATAGTTGTACCATTTAAGAAGCCACTTATGAAAATCAGATGTCTGTTGCATAACTAATGAAATAGTGCCATTAGTTCCAGGTACTTTTGTTATCATAACAGTCCCATCTGCAGCAACATCGTGTATAGTATCATCATTAGCTTTATTTACTGAAATACTTCCCATACCTGCACCAGTTGATGATGCTGTTCCAACACTTGGATGAGAACATGAAGCTGTTACATCTTCGAAACTATATGTTTTAAATGACATACTTTATACCTCCTATCTATTTACATAGAGTTTTACAGCTACGTACTGTATTGCTCCAGCACATTTAATTAATATATAAACTGGTGGTGCCTTCCTTGCTTCTCTATCAGCCTGTGATTGACTATCTACGCTATCCGCAATAATTACGTATCCTCTTGGAAGTGTATCACCTTTTTCTACAGTTAAAATACTTTCTGTATTCCATACACCTGGCGCAATAAAACCAATTTCTCTAGCCTTTTCAAGCGGTTCAGTTATAGTATTTAATAAATTGTCCATACCAGGATCAGTCTGGGGTATTTTCGCAGATCTTGCTAAAGCACTTACAACTGCAGTTTGAATATTATTTGATAGCATATCTAAGTTAAGTATTTCATCAAAATTAGTTCCATCTGATGAAACACCCATTTCAAATAAGTTATATACAGAACCACGATTTACATATACATTCCCATTATTATTTTTAATTATAGTAAGTTCAGTTGATTTAATCGGTTCTGCTTCTATTCCAACAATTGTTTTATGAGCTAATGTATATGCACTTCCAGCAGTACTTGTATTTCTTCCCATAGCAACACCCATTATTCCTACAGCAGCATTTGCTGTTTTAGTAGAATATTGACCTAATGCTCTATGAACACCATTTTTCTTTAAAGCACTAAAAATATTATCTTCACTATTAGTAATTACATCACTATCACTTGTTGTATAAAATAAATAAGATTCAGGACTTGCTGAATCAATATATTTTGCTAATTCAATTATTTCAGTTTTAGTTATATCGCACACATGTACTCCATACCACTCTGTATTGGAATTTCTACATGCTGTTACTGCTTCAACTACTGTTTCTTTTTTACCTTCTTCTGGATAATTCCAACGTCCTATTGCTACTCTTGAAGGACGTGGGCTTTGAGAAAAATATTTCTGAGCCGATAAGAATTCAGGTTCTGTTCCCTTCCATCCATCTGCAGTTAAATCATCCATTTTTTGATAAGTTTTTACTCTATCTTCAATTTTAATTATGTCAGATTTACCAACTATTAATCCTAAATTAAAGTTTGTTCTTACAGCACTTGCTGGTCCAACGCTTACATTTATATCACATATATCATTTAAGGGTAATGTCGACATTATGTTTCCTCCTATCTATTATGTTTTAAAACTATTTCTGCACTTGTTATATAAGGAACTTCAGATACTCTTGTAACGCCTTCATTGAATGTTGCACTGAAATCTGTTCTTTCCCACCATTGATTGTTATATAATTCTGGTAATCTTGTTGGCATAGGTACATCTGTTATAAGAAATAAATTCTTTTCTTTAAACTTTTTCATATAATTATTATCAAATATTAAGTGCCTTATAATATCTGCATTATCATATGAATTAGGACCATATAGAGTCCAATTAATCTTATGAACTCTTGTATATCCTACCTGCTTTTTAGTATAAGGTTCATTATTTTTGACAGGATCATAACAGATATTAAGTTGCCTAGTCATTGAATCATCAACTGGAGTAATTCTAAGAAAACATATATCATCATTTATTTTCCATCCTGGAGCTCCTCCTGTTGGCCATGCAATTCTAACTTTATTCTGATTTTCTTTTTTACTTAGATCAATTCCTAGCATTTCACAGGTTATTTCTTGAAAAAAATCTTCTATTTCTCTAAGTTTTAAAACTATATCTTCCACTAGTTACTCACCAACCTCATACCTATTGCTGAATAAAATCCATACTTTGAATAACTTCCAAGAGAATAAACTTTATATCTTTCATTTTCCCATTCTATTTCATCTGATGTACCTTCTCCATCCTCTTCCAAATGAGTAGTATACAGTCTCTTAGTCGAATGTATAGATATAGCTCCTTTTACTCTATCACCTTCTGGAATCATTTCTACTTCCTTATTTGTAGCAGGTACAATTACACCATTCATATCAATTTGAGTTTCTTTTTCCTCAAACCTTCCTTTAATCCATTCTCCAGTTTTTCTAAAAACTTTGAATTCCTGGCTTATTCTAGTATCATTTATTACACGAGAAAGATTAATCACTTTACTCACCATCCTTTACTACATAAGTAATAGATTTTCTTAATTCTGAGGTATCAATTAATGGTCTATCGCTGCCTTTCTTTTTCACAGTATCTTCACTATTAGCAGCCCAATTATTAGCTGGATTCGTAAACCAATCTCTTGCAATGTTCTGTCCTTGCATTCCTACATTGTCTAATCCAGTTTGAATATTTTTACCTTCTAATGCATCTATTGCAACATCTTTCATTAAATCTGCCATCTGTTCTTTACCATTATCCATTGCTGGTTCTATTATAGGTCTTGGAGGAATATTCCATAATGGTGAACCATTTTCATGGACATATAATTCATGTGCTTCACTATATGGCATTCCACTATCAATATCATGCTGCATTGACTTTATCATATCTCTATTTCTTGCCCCATTAGTATGTACATACATTAATTCTGCATTTGTAATCTTGCTATTTTCATGTTCTGTACTATCTGGAATACCTATACATATGGTTTTCTTTGATAGGTCATTTAAAGATTTTAATATATCATCTGTTAAATCTCTATCTATTGATATATTGCAAAATCCATTAAGCATCCATCTTCCTCCTATCTAACCATCATATTGCCCTTACCATAAAGTCTTGCAAGTTGTATTAATTGCTGACCATATGAAGTTAATTGCCATCCTGTATATCCTGACACATTATTTGTAGCAGAATAATCAGTACTTACAGAAACCCCTCCTACACTTATGGATGTATCTAAACCTTTAGTTTTACCTGATTCACTTATTCCATTAACTCCTTGATTTACATCGCATATACTTTGAGCATATAAAGTACAAAAATGTGCTATATATAAACTCATTCCAATTTTCCACGACTTATGCCATCTAGTTTGCTTTATGCAATTATTAGCAAGCTCAATGTATGATTCAATCATAAATTCTGGAATAGCTTGCTTTCCTTCAGTGTCTTTACCGAACTGTGGATATATAGAATAAAAATCTTCTAACGTAAATGGTGGATTAGTACCAGGTTTTAGATTGCTTGCTCCAGTTACTATCGACAAATTATCATTCATTAAACCACCTTCTATTATTCTTCAGGAGATTCAGTTTCTTTTATCTTTTCTAAAATTCCTGATTGACTTGTAGCCTTTCCAATATCAATTCCTCTTTCTTCTGCATAAGCTTTTAATTCTTCAACTTCCATCTGATCTAAAGTTTTATCTTTATTTACTTCTTTTTCAAAGCTTCCTGGTTTATTAAAATCACCATTTTCTATTTTTTTATTAATATTTTTATCTGTCATAGCAGTCAAACTTCCATCAGCTATAGCTAAATCAAATAATGGATCATTTACAATCCAATCTGGTAATTGTCTTCCCAACTCTTTACTCTTAACATGAGCTTCTTCACCTGTTTTAGGATTTCTAAAAAGTAGTGATTTATTTGCAAATACTGTAATCATATATGTTTCCTCCAAATCTAATTAATAATTAAAAAATAAGAGTCTCAGATTTTACTCCAAGACTTTTTATATTAATTTTTAAATTCCATCTCCATACATTGCACATTGAAGATACAAAAACTTAACTTGTCCAATGTTAGCAACAAAAGGTGTGTAGTAACATAAATCTTTACCACTTGCTTCTGTCATTGCTCTTGTAATTGGGACTGGTAAATCTAACTCTGTCCTGTTTTTAGCATTTACATATGCTAACATTCTATGTTTTTTAGAAGTTCCAGCACCTATGCACCACCTACATTCATCAATAACTAAGTTTTGTCCCTTTTGAGCCGCAATATTATTCTCCATTACATACTTCAAAATAGTTTTATCGGCTGCTTCTGATACTTTTCTAGTAGCTAATAAAGTAAACTTTTCAGGTGGAAGTAAGATATGATTAGCCATTCCACTTAAATCATACTCACTTTGTGCCCATGTTTTAGTTATTAATAAATTAATATCCATTAATATTTCATCTGCAGTCTTAGTCTCCCATGTTGTGTTACCACCTGCTCCAGTACTTACTAATGTTGCAGTTATTTCTGGATTATTTATTAATCCATAAACTTGATCTTCAGGGATACCTTCATATGTCATATAGTCTAAAGTTTTATTATAGTTTAACTTAATACCATTATCTAACATATTATCTAATGGTCTTCCTATACCTTGTAATTTTTGTTGATCAATGTAATTTACTTTCAAAACATTTGACCAAGGATAAACCTTGTAAACATCTTTAGTAACATTTGTTTGGATTATAGGAATATTATTAGATTGACCTCTAATAAGTCCATTAGTGTTATCACCACTTCCAGCATAATCTGCATACATATTAGAAGTAGTTTCAACCCAGCCACCGCCTGTATTAATTACTATATCCCTCGCATATGTAGTACTTGTTAATGGTTCATTAAGAGTGTTATCTCTTTTTTCTAGTTCTCCTGTTAAGAAAGCCATTCCGGAATCAATTTGTTTTTTATTTAAAATTACTCCTGCATTTCCTGCAACATTAAATGATTGATTATTAAAAGAATCTATTATTTTTGGCATATATATTCCCTCCTCTGCTAAGCATTTCTGCTTAAAATTGTAATTTCTGCTATTCCATTTGCATCTACTTTACCAGTAGTAAATATAGCATTTGTTAATTCAATTGTTTTTCCTGTATCAGCAACAGCTTCAAATTCTCCAACAATACCTTTTGACACATCTTCGTTTACTACAGTTCTGATATAAACCTTTCCTCCAGCTGTTGGTGTTCCATTATTTATTTTTACATTCACAGTACCCCTGCTAATAACATCGCATCTCTCATTAGCTTCATAAGCATTTACTGACTCAGTATAAGAAATAGCTTGTTTAACTTCTCTTACTGCAACACCAACAAATTGTCCTGCTGTATTACTAGCTCCAAATGGTGAATAAGTATTATCTTGATTCAGAATACAAGGTTTACCAAATCCTATTTTTTCTTTTGCTTTTCTTGCTGTAATAATTGCATCTACAGATCTTGATACATTACCTTCATAACCTAAATTTAAACTTTTACCAATTGCATATCCTGGCATTATTGATTACCTCCCTTTGGTGCATTAGCATTAAATTTTGAATATATACTATCTCCAATCTCTTGTACATTTGAATTTGTTCTGGCATCATTATTCATTCTTTGTTTTGCAGAATTTCTCTTTGTATTCATAATTTTTGAATATCCATCTACATTTTTTTTCTTCTTTTGCTTGGTTCCTAAGAATTGTTTTTTAAGTGAATCGCATGCCTTTTTTCTTTGTACTGGATCTTTGATTTGTGCAATTACTGGCTTAATAGCATTTAAAGCAGCTATTTTAACAGCAGTATCATTGCTTATTTTTGATTCTTCTTCTTCATCATTCTCAACTGTATCTTCATCGATATTTTCAACTGGAATGGTAACTGATTCTTCTTCGTCAATCTGGTCTTCATCACATTGATCCTGTTCCTCATCATTTGTATTATCTCCACCAAGTTCATTAATCATATCATCAATTATTTCGTCTGATGTGTGTTCTTTCTTTTCCTGATTAGCCAAAGCAGTAACTGTTTGAGATAATGCCGATACCTGTTCAGCCAATGCATTTACTGCTGCCATTACATCATTCTCTTTCCCCTCTTCACCATCTGCTTGAGTTGCTGATGGTGATACTTCTTCTTCCTCATCATTTGCATTCTCTTCTGATAGAGCATCAACTACATCTGCTATATCTTCTGGTTCTGCATCTGTAGCAATATGCTTTAATCCAACAGCAGTTAAAAACTTGCTTACTGGTCTTTCTTTCTTTTTAGTTAAGTTCTTTAATGTTTTACTCATACTTTTTTTGTCTCCTTTCGAATCTATATTGTTTTTATTTTTTATTTCAGAATCTTTAATCCTTACTCTATGTCCTGCTCTTCCTGCATCAACTACTGCTATATGATTTCCTCTTATATTAGTCTGACAGTACGTACCTTCAGCTACTACATAGTCGCATTCATATCCACAGCTTATTTCTCTTTTCCCATCTTCAACCTGTTTTATTAATTCTTGATCATATATAATCAAATCTGCAATTAATAAATCTTTTTCTTCTGTACTTCTTCTTACATTCTGCGCTGCACCTTCTGTATATTTCTTAGATGTATCGGGTGTAACTACCATTTCTGGAGGATGTTCATCTGTAACTGGTTTTCCCTCAAAGCTTGCTATTGCAGCAGAAGAAAAAACCTCATTTGGTCCTCTATAAACTTGAATTGTTTCAGTAGGACTTCCATTATCTTTTAATTCACTTTCTAAGTACTCATACCATCCAGTACGTGCAATCGGTACATTGTGACATATTAAGAATCCTTCTGGTGTCTTTGTCATGTTATTTGATATTTTTGAGCCAAAAAATGCTTTTGCCATGTGTTTCACCCCCTTTCAAAGCAAAATAAAAAGCCTATTTATTAGACTTTAATTAGCAAAAATAATGTTTATCAAAAAACTCTTTATTACATACATCAAATTTTCCATCTTTATATATAATGTAATCTCCTACACATGCAGTTTTAGCAGAACCTAATACTATAAATCCAAATTCAATAGAACTCGGTATGATTATTCTTTGTTGAAATGCTTCAAAAAATTCTGGTTCAACTGGTCTGTCATATATCTCTGGTGTAACTTTTAATGCTTTAACCTTAGTTTTTGAATCACATTCTCCAGTATTCTTTTTGCTTTGACCTCTTTCTCCTGCTATATGTGTTCCACCTGAAGAAAATAAGCTTTCTGATGTAGCCTTTTTACTCACTTCAATATCTGCTACTAATACACTTCCTACTTTCTCAATATGAATAGAAAAGCTTGATATTTTATCATTAGCTAATGCATTATCTATTTTCCCTAATATCTCTTTCATGTATTACCTCATTTCTCCAATCACTTGGAATTTTGAACATAAAAATAACACTTAGGTTTCCTCTAAGTGCTTCACTACTTATATTCATTTTATCATTTATTTTTTTATAAATTATTCGTTTTATATTCCTTTTTTATTCCACTATAATTATTATACTACTTCCTATTTCTCTTTTTTCTCAAATTTTTCTCATTTTCTTATCAAAATTTATGCTATCATCTCAAATTGTTTCTTACTCATTCTTTGTATCTTTCCTTGATAATAAACCTTAGCTGGCCAAGTAATAAAATCTAATTTTACTATAGGCTCTGGATAACATCTACAATTAGGACATTCTCCTGCGTGATAATAACCCAAGCTAGATTTTACTTTGATAAGTTTTTCAGGACTAGGTGGGTTATCCCAACATATTATTACCCCATCCATATGGTCATGAGAACTTCTAACTCTCTGGTCTTCTGATGTGCGCCATATATACCATCTAATTCCTAAATTCTCTGACCTAGCCCTTGTTAATTCAGTACTAGCTTTGCTTACCTCAGTTCTTGCAATTAAATTAGCTTTCTTCTCAGATATTGTTGGAATATCCTTTAATAAATCTTGTGCTATATCTGAAGCTCTCATTCCGTCATAAGCCTTTTTAGCCGCATATTCTGTAACGTCTTTTGCTACCTCCAATGGAATACTTTTTATTAATTCAGCATTTTTCCACACCTGTTCTTTTACTGCTATTCCCAAGGGGCCATTTAATTCGTTCTTTAATGCTTTATAAATACCCCTTCCTCTAGAATTTCTTTTTGCTGCTTCCCTCCATGTTTTACCAGCATCAGTAAAAATACTTGTTATCATCTTCATAGCAGTTTTCTCAGCATATTTTTTAAATTCTGGAGTATCTGCAAACTTTCTTAATACTTTAATTATTTCTGATGTACTTGATAAACCTTTAAGCTCTTTATTCATCTTCTTTACTATTTGTCTTAATGACCTTTTATAAGTAACCTCTATTCTTCGTTTAGGTTGCCATAAATCTTTTGCTGTATTCTTTACAGGTACCATATAATCGCTCCTTGTAAACTTAATGATAAAATATTATTGAAGAAGGCGTAAATTTTATGTAGTGCCATACTTTAAAACCTAAAATAATTCATATCCTTTCTTAGATATCAATATTTCTCTCAATAATAAAAGCACCCACTATTGAATTAAGTAAGTGCTTTTATTCTATATCTACAATGATACTATTGTCCTTTAGTTCTGCAAACTTCTCCTTTATATCTTTTTCAAATATACTTACACTATAATAATAAAATCCTGGATATTCATCATCATCATCACCTAATACCCCATTATATTCTATTACTACATTTTCTTTTTTTCTCTTTAACCAATCATTTGCTTGATTAACAAATAAAACATCTTTTATATTTAGTCCTAATTTATTTATCAACCTATCTCTATCTATTGGTTCTTTCGCAAATAAATTGCATCCTTCATTAACACACATCAACATCACCTCAATTCTTTTAATATGTTTTCTATTTTTTGGATTGTATCTTTGGATACATTCATCTTTTCTAATATATACTTTAAGTTAGGGTTATTGTATTCTGTCTTAATTTTAATCAATACACTATATTCATGTCTATCAAGTTTTACGAACCCATCACCTTCTACTGGATAAAATCTTTCACCATGATATTTATAAACTCTTCCATTAACAATAAATGTATCTTCATGTTTATTATACAATCCTTTTTTAATATCTTCAATGTCTTTTTGATAGTCAACATTAGGCATAATTATTGTGTTCTCGTCCTTTGGCTTAGATTGCCGTCCTATAGATTCCAATCTATGTCTTTTAGCTAATGGTGGTTTTAAACTCTGTATCTTCTCTAATTCTTTTTTCTTTTTATCATACTTATCTTCTGCCCCTTCTCCACTTCCTCCAATTTCTCCTGGTCTTCCTTCATGACCAAAATTTCCAGATCCTTTTCCGCCATCAAATAACATTATATCATTTGATGGCAATTTAAAATTTAAAGGTGATTCCTCTCTTGGTGGCATATCTCCCATAGAATTGATATCATCATCTGCATTTTCTATATCTTCATCAGATATATTGGTAAACATACCTAATGGTTTTCCAACTTCTTTTAATTCTTTCATTCCTGTTTTTTGGCTAATAAGTCCACTTTGAAATACTGTATTAATAGCATTAATCTTTTTATCAACTATATTAGCTACCTCATCTTCTGTTGGCACATCTATAGGATTAAACTCCCACGAAAAATCATCTGGAATAGCTCCAAATTCTGATACCATCATTATAGGTAATAATTTATCTAAAACTGGTTCAAGTTGGGATGTCTGATTATTTTCTACGGTATCAGTATAGTTATCATTATCTCCTTCTCCTGTTGCATTCATTCCAGCAGGACAACGACCAAACAATTTAGTAACTGGTGTTTTTGCTGCACCTGCCACATCTAACATAAAAGATTCGTATATATCATTAATGCCACTAAATGTATATTGATGGTTTACTAAATCATCATCTTTATCCATTAGTAGCATTGACATATTATTCATTAATCTATTTTGCATTTCAACTGTGTTATACAAATCCTTTTGGGCTTCTTCATCGCCTAAAGCCATCAATTCACCTAAATCGGACATCTTAAGCCCTAATATATTTGCTCTAAATATTAAATTAGCTATATTCCCACTTGTATTATCTCTTTTAATTAATTCTTTGTATAGTATTTCAACTTCAGATGCTCCCCATAATGTTTCAGCAAATTTCTCCCAATAGGGAAGTTCTCTTCCTGTAAACCTTAATATTCTACTATGATGTACTCTTGTCATATTAGAACCATTAAGATTCCATTCATAATACATAGGTAATCCATAATCTGGATCACTAATATCTTCTACAATATCACTTGATGGATAAACTCCACACCATCTATCACACACTATTAATCCCTTGAAACTATCTGGCATTATAGTTGAATAATCTAATGGCTCATCAAGTATATCTTCATGACCTTCTATAATTATTACAGCTGCCGCACCTCCATAAAGTCGCCCCCACTTTAAAGCTTCAAGTATCTTAGGCTTTATTTTAGTTTTTCTCATTAGTGTATCAAATCTTGTTATTTCATCTGGACCTAAATTACTATTTATCTTAATCCATTCTTTAACCATATCCTCAGGTATAGTATCAATTACATTTCTTACAATCCAATTTTGTCTATACAGTGAATTAAGTAAGTTAAAATCTTGAGTAAGCCTGTCCATAGGATATTCTGTTGCATCTAATAAGTTGTCTGCATTCATCCCTGCTCTTGATAATATATTCTGAAATGAATCTATAGTTTTTCTTAATGTATCTATAACTACATCATTTTTGTTATTTGATTTTATATTATTAGTACTTTGTTGTATATTATCATTTACTTTTCTATTCTTATATCTTCTCTTTTTCCTTGACAAGTGTATTACCTCCTTAAATTTATGCTGCCAATCTTCTAGGTTTTATTATTGTTTTTACGAAGTAACGTGTAGCATCTGCTCCATGGTCATTTTCTTTTACTGGTTTTTCATCTCCATGTTGAGCTGCTTTTTCATCCCACACATAGCTTAATATATCTCCAATAGTTCTTTTACATTTATTTTTAACCATTCTTATTTTGCCTTGTCCAATAAATGTTGATGTCATTCTAATACCATCAAGTACTTCATTATCTGCTTCTTTAATTCGATAGCCTCTATTTCTCATTTCAGCTTTAAATGATGCAGCACTTGGATCTAAAATTATAGCAACTGGTACTGGTCCTTCTTTAATAAAATTAACTAAGTCATCACCATATTGTCTATCTGTTTTCTGCGCCATTTTAACTTTACTGTCATAGTAATATTCTCTTACTACCCAAGCTATATCCCCATCATCATAAATGTCTAGGAACACAGTTGCGTTAGTAGTTCCATAATCTATTGCTATATATCTTCTGGCACTAGTCTTAAGATCTCTTGGCAACTCTGATTCTGATATTTCATTTATTTCCGACCACATATCAAATATTGCACCCTCTGCCATAGCCCATAAACCTTGTATGTACCTCTTAAAGAACACTCCTATATACATATTTCTATAACGTTCTTTTATCTTTTCTGATAATGATAAGTTATCATCCATAGTAAAATGTAAATATAGTATATTCTTATCTTTTGCTTTTAATATCCAGTTTTGATTAAACCAATGCATTGGCCCATCTGGATTGCAATTGAACCAGTATTTTGAACCTTCTACAGAACAACGCCCTGTACCTTGGTTAACAAAGCTTTCTGGCATTAATGCGACTTCATCAAAGAATATTCCAGCAAGAGTTATACCTTGAATAAGATCTTGTGATGCTTCATCCTTACCACCAAATACATAAAAATAATTAACTCTACTTCCTCTTATTATTTCAATGTAATTATCTGTTTTATGATCTATATATTGAAATCCTCGTGATGGCAACATTGTTTTAAGAACATTCCAGACATTTCTTCTAAAGCTTCCAACAGTCTTACCACACATAGCGAAATTTTCACCACTAAATTTATTCATAGCCCACATAACAAAAGATAATGACATAGAAACTGTTTTACCACTTCTTATTGCACCATCAGCTATTATTCCTTCAAAATATTTTACTGGGGATTCATCTACCCACCATGATAATATTTGTGTCTGTTTTCTTGAAAAAGCACTGAACTTAAATATTCTTAGCTTCTTACTCATCCTTCCAAACCTCTGTTGCTTGCTGATTTAATGCATCTATAAATCCATCATCCTGAACTTTATCATTATCCCCATTACCTGTTATTCTAACAATTTCAGCATCTATCTTTTCTATATCTTTCTTAATCTTTTCATTCTGTAATTTTTTGCACTGAATATCTAAAGTTTTCTTTTCATCTTCTGTTAACAAACTTCTCATTTTTTTAAGTTCTTCTAATGCTTTCATTCTATCTGCTAACTTGATTCTAACGCCTGTATTCCCTGCTGATATTTCTGAAATTAATGTACCATCAGTCTTTACACTATTATTTAATAGAACATAACTTTTAGGTTTTGTTACCATTTCACCATTTTCATCCAGTTTAACATTTCCATTCTCATCATATTGTGGTTCATATTCAGTACCGTATTCTATATAGTCATTTATATCAGCAAATGCTATGTCTTTGTATTTTTGTATTATGCTCTTTTGCAAGAACTCATAATTAAGGTCTGATTCTATTAATTTATTAAGCTGCTCTTTTATCTTGGTATTACTTAGTAACTTACATCCATTTACCATTGCTGTTTCATAGGTACATTTATAAATCTTTTGATATGCTTTTGTGGCATTTAAGCACTTAGCGTATATAACACAAAAGAGCCTCTGCTTATCCGTTAATTCTTCATTCTCCATGACTTCTTTAACTTCATCAGCAATAGGCTCTTTTATATCACATTCATTATTCTTTTTTGCACCTGCACTCTTTTTATTTTGTGTGCATACTTTTTTACTTTTTGTGTGCATACCTTTTTTATCCTTGCACCACTTATATCTAGTCTTCCATGACTTAACTGTATTGATAGATACATTGTATTTCTCTGCTATTTCTTTATACTTCATACCATTAATATAATCTTCTTCTGCCAGTTCATAATTTTGTTTATCCATATCTTACTGTCACCACCTCGCTCTGCTAATATATTATTTATCTTCTTTTTTCACTGTTCTTAAAGCAGTTTTCTAAATCTTTGTATATATTAAGATTTACTACTTCTCTTATACATGTTCTATGTCTGTCACATGCTGGATTATCCCTTTTACATATGCATCTTACTTCATTAGTGCCTTTCTTATATCTTAAATAACATTTAATTTTCATTTTCTCCACCTTCTTTCAATATATCTCTTTTCACTATTCTTTCTATTACTTCATTTCCTATTATTGTTGCACTTATAAATTTTATATAATTATCATCCTCTGCCAACTTTCTAAGCTGGTCCTTATTTAATCCTGGTAATCTGTTTCTTATCATATCTATTCTTCTTTGATATTTGTTCATATTTTCTTACCTCTTTCTAATTTATCACCTAAAAAAAGAACCCTATTTCTAAGATTCTATTAATTTTCATAATATTTTCTTCCAATTCCTATTGTTTTCCACGTTAAAACGTGGTATAATGTATACATAAGGAAGGAGGTGAGAACGATTGATATAATAATAAAGGTACTTACAATCATCTGGTTGATTATACAAATTGCCTGCAAGCTTGTTGATATAATCGATGATGATAAATAAGTACCCACTCAATACTTGGGGAACTAACAATTCCCCTCGTAAAAACATTATATCATATCGTGAATTGTTATGAAATATTTAAATAATAACCTTACTACTATCATTATTGTCTTGCTTACTTTAAAACTTATTGATTTTAAAAATATTTCTATTCTTGATATTTTAATTGTAGTATTACTCATTATTAACATTATCCTATCTTTTATAACTAGAAAGGATTGATAAATATGAATCTTAAAGAAATACGTAAATCTCAGTCTTTAACATTAAAAGCACTATCTGAATTAAGTGGTGTTCCTCAACGTACCATTGAAGATATAGAGCGTAAAGATGAATGTAAAGTATCTACTGCTATTAAATTAGCCGATGCTCTTAATGTTACTCTTGATAAACTTTGTAGATAG